ATATTGCTACCCAGACGCTCACGCAGAACAAAGTTAATATCGTCCATCGTGATATTCTTGTCAAACATGCGCTGCCGATCCAGCTCAATACGCAGGATGTACTTGCTCCAGTTCGCCTGCATAGAAGGATCACTCGTCTCAAACAACTTGTAGAAAGCGAGAAGTTCACGATCCTCCTTGAGAACACTCTGCGAATCCTTAGGATCATAGTAAATTGCCGTCTTCACCGTCATATCGCGCAGCAGAGTCAGCTCCAACTCTTGCGCAACTTCACGCGCCTTCGTCTTATTATTGGCAAACTCAGGTAGCAGCGCAATTGTCAAAGAAGTCGCCTTGGGATTCTGAGTGACCTTGAGAACTTCCTTGAGTCGCGGCACACCACGCGTTACATTCGACTTTGAAGCTACACCAGCCAAGTGGAATGTATTGAGGGTCATCTGCGTAGACGGCTCACCAATACTCTGCGCAGCAATAATTCCCACCAACTCACCAGGCTCTACCCACGCCTGCCAATTCTTCGTAATCAACATCTGACACAGCGTATCAAAAGCCGACTCTGTGAAACGATCTACTACAATCATCTTCGCCGGCGCCAAGTAATAGCGCAGCAAAGCCGCCCACATCTTGTGAAACTTCTGTGTATTCTCCAGTACCTTGGAAATCCCCGTGAGTACATGAAGAGGTGTTAGATTGGTTCTTTGTTCCTTATTCAGACCAAACTTCATCTTGACATTAAAGATCAGACGCTCCAGATTTACCGCCGCAAATACACCACCCTGCCGACCTCTACGGAACATTCCCTCCACAAACATCTTACGATCCTCAATCATATTTGCCACATATTCTTGCAGAGCTACCTTATCGTCACCACGATCCACACCCTCACCCAAGACTGTCGTTAGATCTACTCCATCCAAACCATACTCTGTCTTCAACTGGGCGTTTGTAAGATTGCTAATTTCCAAATTTAGACTCTCAATCTTTGTGGAATTAATCCCATCTTCGCCATAGTGAAACTGCGTAATATTCATATTCGCATCACGCACCGTGCCATCATAGTGTACCACCAAGTCCTCCATCGCCTTCACTAATTGGCGCTGGATATAGCCCGTATCAGCTGTCTTTACTGCTGTATCAATCAGACCCTCACGACCTGACATGGCGTGAAAGAAGAACTCTGTCGGCGTCAAGCCCGTGATGAACGAGTTCTCAATAAATCCACGCGCCTCTGAGCCATCATCGTACTTCTTAAAATGCGGCAGAGTGCGATCCTCAAAGCCGTTAGGAATACGCTTACCCTCAATATTCTGCTGACCTACACAAGCAATCATCTGAGCAATATTGATGGGGCCGCCCTTGGAACCCGCGCGAACCATGGCAGTCATACGATTCTCATTCGCTAGAGAGTTCTGGCCAATCTCACCAGCAGTCTCCGTTGCCTTGTTCAGAGTACCAAAGACCTTGTCCTCAAACTCACTCTGATTTGACTTGCCCGTGTTATTGTCAAATAAGTCCTGGTGAATCTGGAGAAGAATCGTTTCTACTTCAGACTTCTTCTCCTGAATCTTCTTATTCATTTCCTCTTTTGTTGAAGAATCCGCAATCAAATCGCTAATACCGACCGAGAATCCATTAAATACGAGGAACTGCTCAATCGTATTCTGTAGAGCGTCGATCATGTCCACCGTATCTCTGCTGCCATAGTCCTTGTAGGTCATGTGAATAATACCCTTAGAAGCCTTACTGTAAATGCTCTTATCAAACTGGCCTTCCAGGATATCACCCTCACGGATGACCACCTTCTTCTTGCTACTGTTATTCATTTCCATGTTGATGGGTGGCATCAGCTGGCTTAGAACCTGCTGACCTGTCCACTTGCCATTCTCGCCCTTCGGAGCAGGAATGGTGCCATCAAAGCGCTTATTCCACATCATCAAACTCATAAACTCACGGCGATTGAAGCGTACATGGTCACGAGTGAGCCGATAACTTCCTACCAGCGTATCCTGTACGATGCCGATTACGGGCAGACCATCACGAGGGCGCAAAATCTGATGCGGGACTGCCGCGATCTCTGCAAGTTCTGTGGCAGCTTCATAACTTTGAGGGCAGTGCATGTTCATTTCATCACCGTCAAAGTCCGCGTTATACGGCGCAGTTACACTCACATTCAAGCGGAATGTCTTACCTTTGAGAACTTTTACACGATGACCCATCATAGACATTCTGTGCAGCGTAGGTTGGCGATTGAAGAGCACAATATCGCCGTCCATTAAGTGGCGATTTACGATATCGCCCTCGTGTAGGACGAGTTCTTTCGTATTTACGTGGCGCAAACTGGTGATACGCCCATCCTTGTGGCGAATTGTCTTCGCGCCAGGATACACATTCGGCCCATTCTGAATGAGTTTATACAGCTTGTCCATGTTTCCACGATGGTCCTTGCTGAACTTCGTCACACGCTCAGGAAATGTCAGATTCATCGCAATCTTCTCAGGGACACCGAGCTCGGCGATTGAAATATTCGGATCAGGTGTGATTACAGAGCGTGCTGAGAATTCTACACGCTTGCCTTGAATGTTGTAGCGAATACGACCTTCTTTGCTGCCGAGACGCTGTTGAATTGATTTTAGAGGGCGGCCATTACGCTGTGCTGACGGGGCCACGCCAGGAATTTGGTTGTCCACGAGAGTTGCGATGTGGTACTGGAGAACGTTTGTCCACTCATCAATCACCGACTTGGCCGCCCCTGCTTCAATACGGGGCTGAAGATAAGTATTGTTTGTCTTAATAATTTCCGCCAACTTGTGCGTCAAGTCATCTTCAGAGCGCTGGTTATTGTCCTGAATTACGGAAGGGCGTACTTGCGGAGGAGGAATGGGTAGGACAGTGCAGATCATCCAATCTGGGCGGCACCAGTATCGGCTCAGGCCCATGAAATCCACATCTTCATCGGTAATACGGCGAAAGAGGCGGAGAACATATTCCACTTCCAAAGACTGGCGCTGCTTTTCCTTGGACCCGTCAGGATCATCCCATTCGGCCACAATCCGCGCAATTCCTTCACGGATGAAACGGTCAGGCTGACGAGCACCACAACCGTCCTCCGTTTCTTGGCCACAACGCTTGATTTCCTTGCAAGCAGTAAGAACTTCACGGTATCTCGCCTCACCACGGCGCTTCAGATAGTGCGCGCGATATTTCTTGTCAATCAGGAGCTTGGAGCAACGAATACATACGCAAGATAGGATATTTTGGATGAATGGCAGAAACTGGATATAGTATACGGGACGAGCTAGACGAAAGTGGCCAAAATGCCCGGGACACTTGTGATTCGTCTGACCACAACTGCGGCACTCCTTACCATTATCAATCACACCCATACGAGGGTCAAAGAGACCGCCGATCTTTGGCTCATTCCCTTCATATGTTCCTGAATTTGTAATTTCTACAACAGATCTGCGCTCAATCTCATCAGGACTGAATACGCAAATCTGAATACCCACGATAGGTTCAATCTCGGAAGAAGGTGAATAAAACCCCGCGGGCATCTTCTAGTTATTTGGGACTAATTGTCTAAGCCTCTTTTCAATCAACTTTTATAACCCGTGAGGGTTTAAGAAAAATTACGGAACTTTTGGAAGTATGAAGGGATATTTTATAGAATCCCAACCATGGGGTTCTACACAATATGAAATTGTAGAAGGTTCGTATACAAGTTTTCAAACAAAAATACAAAAGGTGGATTTCATTACAAATCCTCATTTTGGACGTATGTTATTCTTGGATGGAGTTTTACAAAGTACAACATCTGATGAAGCGTTGTATCATAAGGAACTTGTAGACAAGGGAATGCGTAGAACAAGTCGTAATATCTTGATTGCTGGAGGATGTGAGGGTGCTGTAGCTCGAGAAGTATTTGAGTGGCCTTCTGTAAATTGTATATATATGGTGGACTGGGATCAAGAACTTGTTACACACTGTATTCAAAAAGAGAAGTTTAATGTTTCTTCTTTCGCTGATAAACGTCTTACATATATTTCAAAGAATATTCTGGATTTCTGTAAAGAATCAAACATCAAATTTGACACAGTTTTCCTAGATCTCTTAGATGTATCTAACGATTCTGAATTTGCGACGATGAAAGAGATTGTTGAGGCGATTTCTATGACTTGTGTAAGAGGGGGTTGTTGTGTTGTTATGAATGTTGGGAGGAGTCGTCGTTATGCTGAGAAACTGATGGAAGGGCTGGAAGAATCTTCTGTGTATGAAATCTATATTCCCAGTTTTCAAGAACCCTGGTATATTGCAAAGTTTCACATATAAATCTTTCAGATATAAACCGCGTGGTATAAGAGAATATAGGATGTGGTACGTCTACTGTCTTGCCACCGTGTCAGAACCAGTCTGTACATATATAGGGGCGACTGTAGACTTAGATCGGCGGCTATCTCAACATAATAAACTGATGAAAGGCGGTGCCAAAGCGACTGGAAGAAGAGAAGGAGAATGGTACCGTGTATGCCATGTCCGCGGATTTATCGATAATCACGAAGCTCTTTCCTTTGAATGGCACTGGAAATACTATTCAAAGAAATTTAAGGGTAAAGGCACAGAACCTCTAACACGACGCCAAAAAGGTCTTGATGCTTGTTTAGAATGGGCCAAAAATAAGAATCTTGTTGTAGAGTACTCCTAAAAACAATTGTTATCCGCGATAGATAAAATATCTTTCCAAGTGCGCTCTACGTAGTGGCCCGTTTCAGGATTTGGAGATAACATTCCATCCATAATAGACTTGTAGAATACAGGAGGTCTCTTATGGATATCTTCTCTAGATGCCGCAACAACTCCATAATGAGAAACAATCCTGAAAGAATCGTGTTGAAAATGCTTTTTATACCAATCAATCAAGGGTCTATGTTCACTCGGTTCTATCTTAGCCTGTGATTTACCCACATTCTCTTTACTTGTAGATTGCCAATTATCTATACTGAAATTACGAACGGCATTCACATAACCTGGTTCGCTATAACAACGAATAGCAGAAGTCTTCTTATTTTTCAAGTATTCCAAGATATGAGAAAGATCATTCTTTTTATTGGGAAACGTATTTGCAGAACCAGGAATGAAGATTGTTATATCGCCCAGATTATTGTAATTATTGTGTATGTGATGTAAATATGTGTGTCCTTCTCTTCCAACGTTGCTTAAATTAACTACGTGTGACTTAGGCATCACAAATTCTTTTGGTGAACCCTTATTATAAATATAGAGATTTGAATAAAAATCTACAGGGATATTTTTTATCCAATCGATATCTTCTTCATAACGCGCTATAACTAAGTCTATTTTTTGAGGATTTTCAAAGGTTTCAAATTGTTTGAACTGTTGTAAAATTAGCAAGAGTAATTCTAAGATTGGCGCACTTGGTGGAGGAGGAGTTCCTGTTATAATTGCACAATAACATAAGACAAAAAGTCCTGCTATCATAATTAAATTATTTATAGCCTGGCCTTTCGCCATACTATTCCTCTTCTAGCTTTTTTACCAAATGTTCTTGGAAGTAATCTATAGCAGCTCGTATTGCTTGATCCATATTATAATATTTATAACTCGCAAGGCGACCCACAAAGTGTATTTTTTCTTCTTTATTTGCTAGATCAGAATACTTGGCAAACAAATCACGATTTCTTTGTGTGGGAACCGGGTAATAGGGCTCTCCATGATCACATGTTGTTTCTTTTGACAGAATTGTCCAATCGCTTTTCTGGTGTAAGAAGTGTTTGTATTCTACGCAGCGTGTAAAAGGGTTTTGTGCTGAGGGATAGTTTACCACAGAATTTGGTTGATAATATCCTGACAAAGGAAGGCGTTGCCAATCAAAATTTATGGATCGGTATTCTAAAGGAGGAAGACTAGAGTCTTTGAAATAAGAATCAATTGGCCCTGTAAAAACAATCTCATCGGGTGTTGGAAAGTTTTCTTTATTTTCCAAGTATTGTTCCCAAGAATAGTTCAAGTGTACAGAAATCTGGGGATGCTCCAGCATGTTTTTCACAATACTTGTATAACCTTCCTGGGGTAGCGCTTGGAATTTGTCTGAAAAATAACGAGAATCAAAATTACAACGAATAGGAATCCTCTCTAACACAGATGCTTCTAACTCCCTTGGTTCTTTCGCCCACTGCTTGATTGTATAAGGGCGAAAGAGAGTTTCATAAAGTGTTCGGCCAACACGAAACAACGCAACTTCTTCACTATTCTTGGGTTCTGTCGTAGGAATCTGTTGCTCTTTTAGCCATATCTTCATTTCTTCTTCTGTTTGTATGGATGTACCAAACATAGTATTGACTGTTGTACAATTCACAGGAATAGGCACATAGGTTCCTGAGAGATCTGCTACTACAGTATGATCCCATCTTTGCCACGATCCAAAACGTTGCACAAATTTCCACACTTCTTCATCGTTCGTGTGAAAGAGGTGGGCTCCGTACTTACTAATACGAATCCCTGTCTCCTTATCAATCTCGTCATAAACATTCCCAGCAATATGCTCACGTTTTTCTAAGATTATCACTTTAGCTCCTTTGGCAGCAGAGAGGTTTGCGATGGTTGCTCCTGAAAGACCTGATCCGATGATGAGAATAGTTTTGGTTTTGTCTGACATTCTTCTAATCTATCCACGAGAATCTCAAAGTCTGGAGGAAGATTTGAATTCTCTTTCATAGGAATCTTCTTGAATGTCTGGTCTCTGAAAAACAAGTGCTGGTTCTTTTCGATTGCTTCTTCAATTGAAAGTTTGTTCATATCTCCCTTATTAAATTCTTGATGAGAGTAGTGTTTTATCTTATTAAGTATAAAGTCCGTGTCTCCAAAGAAGGTAAGATGCCATCCTCCTAAGGGAATCTTTGTATACTCCTTAGCATAACGAAAGTCATGTGGTTTTGAACTATACTTATCTTTGTAAGTTGAGTATTCGGCAATCTTTGTTATTTCACAAACCGGACCTTCTCCATAATTTTCAAAATTATAATAATAAATATCCATCAAAAAACACGCAACTCTGTCTTTTAATTTCATCTTCTTTGCCATCTGTAGTTTTTGCGGATTCAATATCTCATCAACATCTGATACAATAACAAGATCTGTGGGATTCAAGGAAAGCTTCTGAAGACCGCGATCAATCGCATTCCTTTGATGTTCTTCTCTTACCCACGGATTCTCAGATTCTGGCATATCATCCACCACAATATGTACGATCTTGTCCAAGAATCTTTCAAATCTTTGTTTATTGGATTGAAAAAATAACTCTTTTGGACTACCTATGAATGTTTTAGTAGATTCTACCAAGACAAAGTGGTCAACGATGGGATATAATAGATGGAGCTTGTATTCTAACATAGCAAGTTCGTTGTAGAAAATGAAACATTCTATGATCTTAGGGGACATTCTGGGTCTTGTGTTAGAGGGGGGTTTAGGCTTTATGGCTGTGAGCTGGGCTTCGCAATCATAAAGAATTTATTTGAATCTTATATTTTAATTAAAAAAATACAAAAACAACCAAACCGCCAGCTGCGCGTTTAGTTCGAGTATGCAAGACCGCCCATACCAGACATTACACGCAGCACGTTGTAGTTCGTGGCGTACACGCGGACCTGGGAGCTCGTCGCCGTGCCTACCGCGTTGTTGGACACCGTCAGCAGCAGGGTCGTGTTATCGATACGCGACAAGTTGCAGGTGCCGCTGGGCTGGTGCTGCTCAGGGGACAGGGCGAACGAGTACACGTTGATGCCCACGGCCGGCACGTTGGTGTGGTGCTGGAAGGGCTGCACCAAGTTGAAGTAGTCGCCCTCGCGCACCGTGAAACGGTCGTGGCCGTTCAGCTGGATGAGCGCCGTCACTACAGGGTTCTTGCCCGCCATGCCCTCCACGCGGGTCACGGAGTAGCCAGACTCCAGGGCCGAGCGGTCCCACCAGTCTGAGTAGTTGAACGGCTGCTGGCCCTTCCACGGGTTCACTACGTTGTCGTCGCACGACACGAACGAGTCGCGCTGTACCACCCACACAAGCTCCTTGCAAGGGTGGTTGAAGTTCAGCTTCAGCTTGTTGGAGCTGGAGTTGATGGACTCCGCGCCTGTGTACTGCAGCACATCGATCAGGTACTCGTGGGACACCTGGGCGAACTTGCGGCGCTCGTCCGTGTCCAGGTAGATGTAGTCCACATACAGCGAGGCCGCCACCAAGTTGGACGAGTTCACGCGGTCACGG